AAACGTGTACGCAAATACCCTTTGCCCACTTGTTGCAACATAATCGTTTCTAGTTGTTGCTGCTGTTACTGTCATTTCTGCACCTCATATTGTGCGGATTATACTATAAATGCTGTTATAGATCATTCTGAGAAAACTTCTGCCGGTGTTTGGCCGCGCTCCCACCAGTAACCTTGGTCAAATTCTTTTTGTCTTTTTGTTCTAATTTGTCTTAATGTAGATTCATATTTTGGATCTGCCATAAGGCGAATATTGTCAAACATTGAAGTCATAATTAATTGCACAGGCCACGGATCAGGAATAGTATTTTTAATATATTGTATATTTTTTCCTGCAATATTTTCTTGGTCGGTCATTATTGCTTCAACAGTTACTCCATAAGTATCATTAATTCGTCCGGCAAATGGCCCTGCTGCTGTTTCAAAAAAACCTTTTCCATATTTATTTACGTCAGAAATAACAAAATCTGCAAATAAACTACCAGAACCACCTTGAATAAATGCTGTTACCCAATCTTTCTGACTGTCCATTGGTCTAGGTTCTCTTCCGGCAGCTAAATCTTTTATTTGTAAAGCAAATGCTCCCATTACAGTTGTGCTTGCACCTAAATACCCAACATACATTATTTTATTTCTTGCTGTAGATTGTGATGCGCCTCTCATTAAATGAGTAGTAGCCATAGTAATAGGAAAAGATTTAATCATCATTGCTGATCTTGCAATTTGTCCCCATATAGATCCTCTTTCTAAACCTCCAGTTGCTATTGCTCTTACTCTTGCATCAGGGGTAGGAACAGCATAATCTGTTTCAGATAAAACCATTGAATGAAATTTCATACTTTCATCTTTGGTAAAATCAGCAAATTTTGATCCTCTTAAATCTAATCTTTCTGTAGAACGAAAATTATCCCAATCATTTTTTGTAATTTGATATACTTCAAAATTATTTTTTAATGCATCATCTAATTCATCAAATGATTTATTAAAATTATCGCCTAGCATTGCACTGAATTCCATTCCAAATGCTTTACGCCCTGCATCTGTCCATACTTCTAAACCTGACATTCTTAAAGTTACTTCTGCTACTTTTGCACTTTTACCTATACCTAAAGTATCAGTAAATCTATTTGCTCCATGCGCTCGTCCAAGCCATGAATCAAATATTAAACCTGTTCTTGCCGCAAAAATTTTGTCATCTTCGTTTGCAGGATTCATTAAACTTAAATGCCTAGACCAAACTTTAGTAACAGACATATTATTGTAGTTTGCTGTCAAAGCATTTGTCGCCAAATCAGTTACAGATGAAAGAGCAGCGCCACCTAATTTTGACCAAACTTCTACATTTCTAATAAATTGAAAACCATCAGCTAAAGTTGTTTGTTCGCCATTATTTACTTCACCACTAATTGTTTTATATACAGCATCTAGTGTGCCTATTTCATTTTGCATTGCCGGACTATTTCTTTCTAATTGTAATTTTTGCGCTTGTGCTTTTAAAATTTCATAAGTTTGTCGTGGGTTAGTACCAAGAATTTTTATTAACGCAATATCATTGCTCATATTTTGAATATGGTCAGTAAGCGTTGTTAAAATGTCTCCTTTACCAAATTCATTCTGATATGCCATCCAAGAATCAGCATCTTTAAAATACAAAAATCTTTTATCAGAACCTTTGCGAGATAGTTTTGTTCCTAAATTTGGAACAGTAAAATCTTTTTGTTTGTTTAAACCACCAGTAGTAATAGTTTCAAATACTTGTTTTAAAGCAGCTTCTAAATTAGGAGCAGAAAGTTGTCTTCCTTGGTCATCAACCATTAATTCTCTATTTAATTTATCGTCAATAAATGCTCGCCAATTTTTATATTCAGCTTTTTTAACGCGGCGCATATCGTGATTTTGTGGCAATAAAAAATTTTCATTTTTACTAATACTACCGCCATTAAGATTAAATTCGTTGTTCATATCATCAACAATTTTTAACCAATCTTTTGCGGCTTTAGAGATTTTACTGTCTTCTACATCCATGCCATAAACTGCTTTAATAAACATATCTAAACTTTTTTGATCTTGTGTTAAACCAAATAATTTAGTTCTAAAAATTGACAAAGAATCACCAAAAGCAGATAGATATTTTTTTGTATAAACATTTCCTAAAGTATCAACATTTAAATAAGTAGCTTGACCTCCTTTATAATCTTTACTTTTGCCTTTTTTAAATATTCCTGACCATCCCATATCTTTAACCATTACAGACATTAAGCCTTGCATAGCATTTTCAGATTTATGATTTGCTATATTTTGATATTGTTCAGCAATTCTAATTGTTTGAATTGCTCTTTCTCGCTTTTCTCTTGTTATGTTTTTAACTAAATTTGCTATAGCTTCTTCTGGATTTTCTGCTGCCAATACGTCTTGACCAATAGCTTTAGTAATTCTTCCACCTTGTACTGCTGTATCTATACATTTACTGTATTTAGAATGTATAGCGTCAAGATTTTTTTCTTTAATATTAGCAGTTGTTCCTTTAGAAACAGGCGCTTGTCCTTCACGGGATTCCATTCCTATATCAAGAAAATTAGCTTTTTCTCTAGGATTAGTTGCATTTTTAATAACAGCAGGGTCATTGCTTTCTATATTAGCATTTAAAGTTATTTGGTCTTTAGGAGATTTAGCCAAGAGCGCACACCCTTACAGATTCTATTCCATCAATTTGATCGTCTAATGCTTTCATATATTCTTTTGACGTTATTCCATCAATTTTAATATCATTAGTATCTAAAGCGTTAAAGTTTGCTATGTCTCTGTCATAAAATTCCGCTAAACCTTCATCATTTAACAAATGTCGCTGCAATGATCCGACTGTAGATATAGGTGCAGTTGGAGGTGGCTCAACAAAATAATCTTGATAAGTTAAATTTGGTCCTTGAAGCGCTTTTGTAGTAGCTTCGTTATCCCTAAGTATTGCTGCATCAAGTTCTACATCATCTTCTATTACTTTTTGTATAAACAAAGGCGTATCTGTTTCAAGTTGCAAGTCATCAAAACGTTGTTGTATTTCGGCTAGTTCTGCGTCAACCGTATCATCAACCATTTTTTTAGGATTTTGCAAAATATCTTTAACAAGATCAACAGAATAAAAAGGGTTTGTTGCATCATAATATTGATATGACATTTCTAAAAGTTGTTCATTAGCTCCATCAACAGTTATTTTTCCTTTTGAAGAAAAAAGTTGCTTTCCTACTTGAACATTTGCATTAAATGCATTTAAATCTTTTGGATCTAAACCTGCATCTAAAAAACTTTGTGTATTTAATTTTCCTTTTAAGTTAAAAAATTCAGCAAAAGTTTGTGATTTTTGTAATTCTTTTTGTCTATTGTCTAAAACTTTTTCTAATTTTTGTCGTAATTCTAAATCTGTACTTGACCCAACATCCCAACCAGATACTCCATTGTCTGCTGTAAAATTATCATATGCTTTTAAAAGATCGTCAGTAATTCTTTGTTCATTTTTTTGCATTAATAATTGTTCTTCAATAGAAGATAACATTCTAAGCGATTCAGAAATTTCATTATTTGTTGTTAATATTTCAGCTTGTTCAGAAGTAATTTGTTTTAACTCAATTAATTTTTCACCGTTTACATCTATTTGTTGTTTAACAAAAAAATTATCTCCTTGTTTAACAACATTTTGATTAACGTCAATAAAAGCTGTTTTTTCTTTTACTTTTTTAATGTACCCTGCAATGCCACCGGCAGCGACACCTAGCGCAGCAGAGCCTATTGCTGCTGTACTAATTGCCATTAACGCATCGTTAAACTCATACGGTGAGCCAATCGCATTTTTATGTTGATAAACTAATGGTTGAATAGCTAATTCTGTAGCAATTGCTATTCCTGCTGCATCTCTGCCTGTCATTAATGCTCGACTTAATACAGACATTCCTTTATAAGCAGTACCTATAGCTATAGGAAAAGTAGCTATGTTTACAGGGTCAAGCATATACGCGCCCATGCTTCCTAAAAATTGGGCTAGACCACTGCCGCGCTCCATTACATTTTGATTTTCAATACGGCGTTTAGCTAAAATGTCTCGACGTTCTCCCCATAATTGAAAATCAGACTTAATTGTGCCTGTATCAGATGATAATCTTGCGTAATCAATTTCTCCAACAACATTAGTGTATGGTTTAATATCAAATCCACCATCAACCATTTTTTTAATTTCTTCGTTTCGATCATCATATCCCTGATTATTTAATAAACTAGAAATAGAAAGTTCTTCGTCAACTACAAAATCAAAGGCTGATGTAAGAGTTTCAAAAAAATCAGGTTCTATTTGCGCTTGCGTTGGCAAGTTTTGCAAATAAAATCTTCGATCTTCTTCCGATAAAATAGGCATTATTTATCTATTGTCTTTTTTCTAATTTGTTAGTTTTTGGATTTAGACTAAAGCCTGCTAAGTTAGCCAAATCAACTCTATTTAAACGACGAGAGTTACGCTGTAGTAACTTAAATTGTGCATCTTTAATTTTTTCTTCATCAATTTCAAAAATAAATGGATTGTTTTTGTTATCTAGTATTACCATTCCATCTGTACCAAATAATTGATATTGACCTAAGCCAACAGATTTAATTTGACCTTTATTAAGTGAATTTTTAAGTGTAGGGCTATCATTAATATTCATCTTTTCTAAATCTTCTGTAGTTAAACTAACAAAATATTCATCTAAATTATCAGCACTTACGTTAGGCATTAACTCAACTTTATAACCTCGCGTTTTTCCAATACCACCAGTAACAGCTTGAACAGAAAGTTCAAATTTATCAGGATCATAACCACCTGTATTATTACCATAATAATGATATAAAGCAGTTTGTATAACATTACTAGCATCGTTTGGGCCAAAAACATCCCCTACTATACTATTAAATTTATCCAAGTATTCTGTTGGAGTTATACTTCTAAATTGTTGATTTGGTTGTGATTCCCTTTCTTGCCCTAAAAACACTGTTTCCATTACTTTTGAATTTCCTAATGCAGCCATTTGAGCAAATACACCTTGATTAGTTTTGTCTGATAATTGACCCCATAATGTAGAATCTGAACCAATAGCTAATGAAAGATTTACTTTTTCTATTGGAGTTAATTCATCAATAGCCGCAGATAATTCTTTTACTTCACTTACAGTTAATGGTGATGTTGAATAACCACTTTGACTTGAGATTTCAGCAGCTTGATTAACTCTTGTGTCAAAAAACGTTTTATCGTTTCCTGAAACAATGTCTGAAATATTAAGTTTTATTTGATCGTTTTTTGGAATAAAATCTTGAGCATATCCGGCTGTAATGCCGTCTGCAATAAACATTTTATTAATTTCTTCATTTGCATTAAATAATATTTTATAACGATCAACTCCGTCTATTCCCGATAATTTAGCAGCATTAAGCACTTCCATTCTTTTTTCTAAAGACAACATAGGAAATGCTGACGCTTCTTCATACAATTTAACATCTTCTTCTAATGGCGTGTTTAATACAATTGAATGTATACGTTCCTTTTCTTCATCAGGAACGGGTAATCCAATTTTAAGTGCTTCTATATAATTTTGAACGTCTTCTTTGTTTTGCTTATTAATAACAGTTGTTTGTGCTGCTAATCTTGCTTTTTGACGTTCAATATCTGCTTGCGCTTTAACAGTAAAAGTACGCATATCATCAGGGCTATAGCCAGAAGGATGTTTTTTATCTTGAAATTTTTCAATAAAATTATAACCGGCTTTAAAATCATTTTGATTTATTGCAGTTTCTAATTCGTTTAAATTTTTACTGTTGTAAATTTTATTTTTAAATTCTTGTTTTTTTTGGGCTAAATTAAAATTTGGATTTTGTTCAGATAAAATCTCCATACTTCCGTAAATTGATTCTAAATCTTCTTTATTATTCGTGCCTTGTTGTACAGCCATTAAATAACTATCTATCGAAGTATTTAAATTACCTGCTAAAATATTATATTTTCTTGTTTCTGTTTCTTTTTTAAAATTTGAATTGATACTATTTTGGTAACGAAATATATCACTAGATAAATTATTATTTAATTGCGCTTGTATTTCAAATGGCGCAGACGATATAGTTGCATTACGAAATATTTCTGCTTGTGCAGCAAATTCTTCTGGATTGTCTTTATATTCAATTGATAAATCATATATTGTTTGTCTGCCAGATATGTCTCTATCAGATAAATCAGCAGCAATTACAAGTCGTTCATATTTTTCATTTTCTTGTTTTACAGTTTGATTATATTGTGCTGAACCCCAAGCAAATGGGCTTTTCTTTTTTATTTCTGTTCCTTCTTCTCTAGCTTTAGCAACGTCTGCTAATGCTTGTTCTGGAGCATCTGCTGCTGCTTTTGCTTTACCAAAACCCACAGATAAATTAGCTACTTGCTGACCTACACCGGCAAGTTGCTCCATTCTTCTAGCTATACTAGGATCTACTCCAGTAGGAGTAAATGTTCCGTAATAGCTTATAGGTTTTTGTGCCATTATTTTCCCTACTTAAATATTTAAAATGCCGCCACGCGCTTTTAATGTGCTTAAACTTCCAACACTGCTAGGGCTAATTGATTTAGCAACGTCTAAATTACCGCCGCCTAAACCACCGGCAATTGAAGCGCCACCTTGCAATAATGTACCAAGTGCAGCAGCTCTACCCATTTTAGCAGCCATAGCTCCTTGCCTTCTCATTTGGCTACGTTTTAATCTTCCGCTTAAAGCTATCATTCCTTCACTTAGACTAATATTTTCCGCAGACGATAAAGCTAAACTTGATGGCGAACCTTCTATTGCTATTCCACCGGCAGCTAATGAAGCATTGTTAGCAGCTAATATTTTATTTAATTCTTCTTGTCGTTTTAATTCTTCACCATCAGCAGCAATTTTTGCTTGTCTTGCTTGTTCTTTTAATTGATCTTCTTGTGCTTTACCCGCTTCTACCTGACCATAAGCACTAACTGCTGTTCCTAAGCCTGCTAAAATAGTAAAAATCATGACGATTCAACCTCATACTGTATTGCTTGTATATGAAATGGTGCTGCATCAGGCACTGTAATTAATGGTGAAACATCTATATCCCAACCTTTACCGCCATTATTGTCTTCAATAATACCAGTGCGTATTTCAAATGGTGTACCTAGTGGGCTATTAGTTGCGTCAACGCTTGCATACTGTAGGTTAGGCGTTCCTAATAAATTGCCATTAGCAGGCAATGCACCTCGCCCAGATGTACGAGTTGCAGTTAAAATAGAACCAATAAAACTGTTAGCTAAATAAATTGCACCATTTACATTATAAGAATTACCAACTACAGGCGTACCGCTAGTTATTAAAAATGCAAAAGTATTATTAAATGTTGTTAATTGTCTAACAGGCGATGGATTACCATCAATGTAAATTCCCGCGCTTTCATAAAAACGCAAATTCATATTTGTTATTTTTTTCTGTTTCATAGCGTTTTGTCCTTTACCCATATTAGTATTAAGCGGCATGGGTTTAACAGTAGGAACAAAATTTAATCCAATTTCTAAATTTAATGGGCCACCTGATAATTCATTTGCTGTTAATGTAATAGTATTGTTTGCTGCAACAACTCTATTATCTAAATTATTACCATTTCCTATTACGCTAACAATTGATCCTATTAAATGCGTTTTAGGTAAAGTTACTGCTGTAGCAGATACATTGTTTATTTTTATTGCAGAATCTAAAAGATAATTAAAATCCCACTTTTCTATTCTATAAACATCAGACAATCTGTCATTTGGCAAAACTCTATTTACTAAAAACAAATCATTATTAACTACAGATGCAGTTTCGGCATTTCTTTTTAAAGCTACTCCTCCAGTAAACAACCCAGAATCAGCATTAACAAATTGAGTAAAACCGTTTATATCTTGTGCGCGAACAGTATTTAAAATAGATGCAGTACCATCAGTATTTATTATAAATACCCAGTTAGAATCTTCTGACGTAGTTCCTGTTAATACAGCTAAATCTGTTGGTTGATTAATAAGATGAGAAGATAAAACAGAAATATCATTAGATGTGTAAGCGTCTTCATTAAAATTAAACACAAACTGTCTAATTGATTTACCGTTTTGATCTACAAATAATGTAGCGCCATCTATTGATTTTGCTTCAACGCTAGATGATCCATGCTGTGTTTGAGAGTCAATAGATATAGTTGTTGGTGTATTTCCTTTAACTAAAAATTCCGCACCGGCAGTAAATACTTGCAAGCCACGATCTGAATTAATATCAACAATTGTTGTTAAAGTTCTTGAAGTTATTGTAATAAACAATCCTTCATCGTCATCACCTTCTTCAAAGAAAAAATCAAAAAATGTTCCAGACTTGGATGCAAATAAACTTTGTTGTTTAGATTTTGTTCCTCCTAACCATAGTCTACCTTGATGAAACGCACCCATTTTTGGGTAGCCTCTTACATTACTCCATACATTTTCTTTTCTAGGAGAACCATTTTGTTGTGTAACAAATCGAATAGTATTGCTAGACGTTCCAGAAGTGGGAAAACCAGAAAAACGTTTAAAATTCTTTGCTGATTCTCCTGATACAGTAATATCAAAAACAGATACATTTCCACTTGATGTAAAATTTACAAATGTAACATCTACACCAGTTTCTCCAAATACAGGCATTTCTTGCAAGTTTTTTTGTAAATTAAAAGCAGTAGACTCTTGCCCTCCTGTCGTACTAGCGCCAGAAAAAGTAATGTTTTTACTAACTACACCTTCAACATCAATTTGATAAACAGTTCCAGATTCAAAACCATTAAATGTAATTCTTTGAATTTCACTAACTACTGGTGTAGGACTTTCACTATCGTCATAGTCAAATTGAGGCACATTACTAAACGGAATATTATCAATAGTAAATGAATCAAATGTATCGCCAGATTTATTAATTATTCTTTTTGGTGCATGATCTTGTTGAAACAAAAGCATTACATTTTCTGTTTGAGCATCACGAATTTCATTTATTTGATCGCTGCGATATGGCAATCTTACATTTGCAATTAATAAAGTTTCAGTAGAACCGGCATGAGGTATTCTATAAAACGCCATATTACCAAACGCAGTAGTAACAGAATTTAATCCTCCTGTTGCTACAGCTAAATAATGACGATCTGTTTCAATACTAAAAGAAAATGTTTTAGTTTTTGATACTTGAAAAGTATTACCAACTTTTGATTCAACAATTACGTTTAAATCAGTTAATTGAAAACGCTTATCACCTAAATCCCCTGTATCACCAGTTCTAATTAAACGAATAAATGATGATGTATAAGATCCTACAACTTTAACTCTTACATCTTGAGATGCAGCAGTTACTGTTATTGTTTGAAGTGTTACCCAATTACTAACTCCGTTTGCTGATATTTGCACTTTAACAGCAGCGGGTAAAACATTACTTTCTGTTCCTGTTGTTAATTGAATGTTTTCAACATCAATAAAAACAATTGGATTAGTTCCAGTATATGTATATCTAGCTATTTCATATTCAGTAGCTCCTACACCTATTGCATCAATATCAGTTGTAGTTAATACAATTGTAGAAGAATTAAAATCATTTAAAGCTAAAATAGCAGCAGCCTCATTACCTCCTGCTGATGTAGCGCCTCCTTTACTCATGCTCCCGCTAAGAGTGCTGCTATATACTAAACCATTTAATTGACGTAATGCTTGGTCAATATGCTCTGTACCGGCGCGTCTTTTTAAACCACCTTGCGGAACAATTAATACATTTTTAGCAGTTTCACAACCGGCATAATATTGATCTAAATCAGTACGGCCTTTTAATAGCGGCGATAATTCACCACTAACAAAGTTAGTCTGCATAAATGTAGAGTTAGCCATTATTGCCTCACGCTAATAAATGGCTGACTCCTAATAGGCGTAGTAGGATGTTGTTGTGAATCTGTATAACGCGCCATACGCGACGCATTAATATACTTAGCTGCATTAACATCAGCAGATGCTGCACTATCACGAATAGATGGTGCAAAATCCATAGCTAAAGCATATTCAATCATTTTAGCAAAATAAGAGGGCCAGTTACCTTCTTCTACATTAGCCGTATAATCACAAAACACAGAACCAGATGTATTGGCGTATAATTTATCACCAAGAATTTGATAGTTAATAGCAGGGTCAATTTTAATCAAAGCTAACATATCAGTAGGTAATTGATAAATATTACTAAATTCATTACCTACAGACGTTTCAGTAGTTAAACCTAACTGAGCTTTACGCCTAGCAAAACCCCATCTAAATTTAGATAGCTCTGCTTGGACAATATTGTCATACAGGTTGTTAGCTACTGTTTCTGCGCGAGTATTACCGCTTAAAGATGTAACTGGCAAATCACCAATTAATATTAAAGCATTAGATATTAACTTGATTTTTTCAGCCATGATTTTATTTGCTCAACATACTTTTAGATGTTTTAGCTGCATTCTTAAAATCAGCATCAGTAGGTGCGCCAACAGCGCCTTTTTTACGCATTTTTTTTCCGGCTTTACGCTTGGCATGAATATTTGCATATAAACCTTTACGCATAAATTACTCCGTTTTATTTAGGCTTTTTAACCTTGGGTGGACGGCCCTTTGTACTACCGTATGTACCTTTACCTTTTGGCATTTTATTCTCCTAATAAAAAGGGGGCTTGCGCCCCCGATTATTATGCGGTTACTAATATACCGCCTGCCGCTGTAATGCTTGTAGCGGTTTGTGTCTTAATGTACGTCAAATGAACAATGGGCGCAGTAGCCGTAGTAGTGTCCTTACAAATAATAAGATCACCAATACTTAACTCACTAATAGCCGGTAAAAAATAATCGGCATTATCAATCGCCGCCTTATTGTCAGTAGAAGTATACTGCCAAGTGCTGCCACCATTTCCAGAACCGCCAATGCGGCATAATCCAACTCTTGCAAAAGCCATGATAGCCTCCTATGCAGTTTGCGTGTATTGAACTTTAACTAAACCACCCTCATCGCGCACAACGGCTCCTGCTTTTAACATTCCGTTACACAAAAATGAAGTTCGTTCTGGCACGTAATCAACACTGGTTTTCATATCAATGCCAATTGCAAGTCCTACAGCAGGGCGTTGGAAGAACCAAGAATCAACAACATTTGCAGCAGTAGTTAATCCACCTTCAACACGAGTTTCAAGAATCACAAACTTAAACCCGACTAAAGTGTCAATTTCACCAGAAACAAGTGCTTTTACTGCTTGAAAATCTACAGATGTAGCAGTTGTGTCGTTTAGCAAACCTGACAACCCAAGAGCATTAACAGCGGCAAACAAATCACTGTTTGGCACACCTTGATCGCGCAATTCAACTTGCGCTTTAATAATCTTAGACATGTTAAGATTTGTTCCTGCACCACCAACACCAGTACCTACTACACTAGTTAATGGCGTAGAAGCATCCATAGCATCAATTACAAGTTGGTCACAACGACGACCAAGAGCATCAGCAATAGTGCCTGCTAATTCTTGTTTTTCGTCAAAGTTTACATCTTGAGCATCAAACAAATCGGTATACTCAGGAGCATTCCAATTTTGCAAAGTTGCAGTCCGGAATTCGTGCGCTACATCCATAGGAGTAACAAGATCAGAAGTAGACTTTTGATTAGCTAGTCCCTTCCCCATACGACGAAACTTATAAGTATCGCCCACTACATTGTTGCGCTGTGTTACAGCACTTTTCAGCAGGCCACTACCTTGATAGGCGTGTTTGACCATACTGTCAAATTCCGTAACCGCAACAGCGGATAAAGTTTTACTCATGTGTATTTCCTCAAAAAAGAGTAATTTAAAAACAATTTTTTAAGGTATGTGCTGAGTACCCAGTAATCTGGTCAGCAGTCAACCTAAATCACTGGGCATACTAAGATGGTATCCAGATTGGGCGATTATAACTTAAAATATATACTTACATCAACCAACTGTTATTGCGTTAGGTTTATCGCCTCCCCATTCATGTTGCATTCTTTTTATTTTCTTTTCATGGTCAGGGCTAACGCTTCTTAATAATTGCCCATTTTCATGTTTTTTAAACATTTCAGTTTCAATGTCAGACCATGTAATTCCTGTTGGACTTTCTCCACCATCAATAGGAAGTTTAACAGGAGCAGTAGCTTTAACTAACATTTCTACTAATTTAATAGAATCAGCATTTGTAACTAACTCTCGCGCTTCTTCATATACTTCTGAGCTAAGATTGTTTTTCAAAAATCCTTCAACAGTCTTAATCCTATTGTGTGCGTTATCACCTAACTTAGCTAATTCATCTTCTTGATTTACTTCGTTTACAGCTTGATCTTGTGCAGACAATAATTGCCACGCATCATTATATGCGTCTTGACTCATGTTAGTTTTTGCAGCAAATTCATTTAACTCTAATAACAAAGCATCGTCTGACTCAATGCCCTCTGGAGTTTCATAGCCATCTTTGGGTGAGCCAGTAAAGCCACCAAACTTTTTATTTAACTCAGAATATGCTTTAGCTTGATCTGATACGCTTTTGTATTTATCTGGAATATACCAATCTGGAATATCGCCACTGCCTTTAATACCTTCAGAAAGAAAAAACTCTCCTTCACCTAAAGTTGGTGCTGCTTGATCTAACAGAGTATCGCTAGTGTTTTCAGTCGCGGTCTGTTCTTCTTCCATTGTTTACTCCCAAGGTAAATTAATAATCTTTCGTTTTTTGCTTAATGGTTGATGTTTTATTTTTATTTCAAAAAATTTTCTTTTACCGTTTAACAAAGCAAGTGTATTAATATCAATCCATTCAACGTGTTTGCCGTCTTTGTTGCATCTAAATGCACAAAACTTTTGAACATAATCGAATGAATCAAATTGATATTCTTTAGCTAAATCTTCTAACCATGACATTTTAAATCCAGATTCTTTTAAGAACTTTTTTGCACCATCAGGCACAAGAATTTTTGGCGTAGCTTTTACAGCACGTTTTTTAATTGTTTCAGTCATAAAAGTTCTGCTTGGTTTATTTGATTTATAATGAATTTAATTACGCCAGACTCGCCATTGTGATACGCAGCTTCATAATTTGCGTTAGAAGAATTAAATGGTGTATCGTTGTTATAAATAAATCTTTGATGCAAATCTTCAATTACTTTTTTGCCATTGTCATCAGCAAAACATCTGTTATATGCTTTGGCTAATTCAGCAGCTTTTGATCTTTTTTCTGCATTATGTTTTTTAGCGGCTTTAGTATTAACTGCCGCTTTATCTATTTCGTCCCAACTCATTGCATTTGAACAGGCGGTGAAGAAGTAGGCAATCCGGCTTGTTCAGCTTGCGCTCCTGCTTGTATTATCTGTTGTTTTTCAGCTTCAGTTCTAATTAATTCTGCAGGCATTCCTGTTTTAACTCCGGCCCATGTTCCAAAATCTTCAGTTTTAAATGCAATCATTGCCTGATCTGGCCCCGCAGTTTGCAAAACAAACGCCACTGCTTGCTGAACGCTCATTAAATCTTCTCCATCTTGCGCTTTAGCTAATGGAGAAAGGAATTTAATATCAATATCACGCCCATCTAACTGAATTGGTGTAATTAATCCGCGTCTTGTAAGAATATATGTAACTCTTTTAATAATTGGTATTAATACCTCAGTTTGTAGCCGCCCAAATGCGCTACCAATCCTCTTAGCTAATTCCCTAGACTCAATTGCTACTTCAGTAGCAGATCGAACAGGGCTAGTTGGATCGCGCAAATCATTAAACAATGCACGTTTAATAGCATTTTGCAGTTCAATAATTTCAAATTGTGCTAATGAAAGATTGCTTCCTGTATCTAACCGCTGAATACTAGGATTAGATGAGTTATTAGAACCAACAGGAATAACAATTCCTGGGGATATGCTTATATTGTAGGGATTTGTAACACCGTCATCCGTAGCTGTGTACATTCCTGCTAAATCAATAGCCGCTTTTTGTAAAACAAACTCTTTCGCTTTGTTTAAAGACCGCACATCAGGCAATGCTTGCAATGCCGGCCCTCTTCCTCTAATTTCACCTGATACTTTAGAGTATCTTCCAGTAACCCAAGGACTAGATGGCCCATAATCTTGCATCCAACTTATTCGATCTTCATTTTTTACCCACACACAACCATAATATGTCTTAGCTATAGGCATATACACAACACCTTCACTAAGTTCTACATCAGAATCTGGCGCATTTTTAATTTTTTCAGCAATAGCTTCAGATGGTTCAAATCCAATCCAATGTCTTTCTAAGTTACGGGCTTTAACAGTAAACTTTCGCCAATGCGTTTCAATTGTGCCAAATGGCCCTTCTTCAAATGCTATACCTTTTTGTGGAATAGCATTAAAAATAACAGGCATATTGTCATTGTCTTCTTCATCTACTCGTAACGTACCTGTACCTATTAGTAAATCTAAAGCGTGTTCGTAAAACTGAGTAGCAAAATTACTACGATTAATATAATCAAATATCGTAATTGCTTGTTTTTCCAAATTGGCTCTAATTTCTTCTTCAGATACTCCATAATCACCTTCTTCTAACATTTTTAAGACTTGATCTGACGGAGCAAATGTCGCCCACCTAGCCCATATAGGAGCAATATTTTCTTGAAGTTTACTAGCACCTTGCTGTATTGCCTCAAGAGCAGTCGAGTCAAAGATTCTTTCCATCTTTTTTTGACCCTGACGGTTGCTGTCAAACAAATTTCTATTAGGTAAGAAAAACTCATACACATCGTCAAGTATGTCGTGCCAATACATAGCTATTTCAAATGCTTTAGCTTCTCGCCTTTTTAAATCATTGAGCGACCCTAACTCTTTAGGCAATTCCATTATGCTGTTCCTGATCTTGCGTTAGCCTGTGCTTGTGCAGATGCAATTTGACTAGCAGACATACCAAACATTCCTCGACCTACACCGCTTCCCATATAACCGCCACCGCCTATTCCTGATCGTTTTTTAGCTGCTTTAGGTGTAGATGCTTTAGCCAATAAAGATTTAGTTCCTAAAGTTCCTCTTGCTACAGCTTTTCGACTCTTTTCACCTTTGGCAATTTCCTCATCAAGAGCAGCTTGTTGGCGCATTACCATTGCTTTGTCTTCAGCAGTTGGTTGTGGAGCTTTTGGTCGTTTCATTTTTTTGCCTCTTTTGTTTCGACAAATGTTTATACAATTGATATGGAGTTAATATAAACATATTATTAATGCCTAATAGTTGTTTGGCATGACCAACACACGTATTTAACATTAATAAATTGTTATTCGTTGCGTTTTGTTTATACCCGCACATAATAAAAGGTTCGTCGAGTATATCATCTTTGCTCCAACTGGTGAATAAATCGAATTTTTCTGTAGTTTTAGAGTGAACAATGTAATGTGATTGATCTGGTTTAATAACAAAGCAATGTTTTATTTCTTTATGTAAAAACTTAGACCACCAATTACCATCATCATTAGTAAACACAACATATATGTCAGAACACACTAAATTTTACCTTGGCTGTTACTGGTTGATTAAAACCTTGTCTGTTTAACGCTTGCCTTCCTTCTCCTTCACCCTGCAATGCATACTCTAACGCTTCTACTGGGTGCGAATATTCGTTCTTATCTGGTTCATCAGTGTATCTTTCGCCTGATACTTGCACTCTTCTATAGCAAAACCCACCTTGTAAGCCTTTTCTAATCATGACTGCTTTAGGTAAAACAGTGAATCTTGGCTTTCCATCCATACACATCTCTTTCATAGGCACTTCTAAAGCAGCCCTACGCTTCATAGGATCGTTAGATTGCGTAGGATTGCATGGTATTCCCGCAGCTCTCATAATTTGAAAAGGTGTTTCAGAATTAGATTGATTTTTATTGCTTCCAGACGGATCGCCCCAACCTTTAAAATTATGATCGGGATACATTTCTTCAATATAACGCTTTAAAGTAGGCGCAAAGTCTACAGCACCCGAATCTGTCAACACCATTTCATCAAAACAAACCCATCTTCCTATAGATGTTCTTTGTAAAAATGCACAAGCCGGTGTTCGCCCAAAGTCAAAACCTAAAACAATAGGGTAATCATGCGTAGGTTTAAATTGTAAATGCTGACAATGTACAGAATCAGTATACATGGGATGAACAGGTTTTCCGTTAGATACAAAACCATATTCATTAGCTAAATTAACTTTAATCCAATCATTTGTTTTGCCAGATAAACCACGTTTATAATAATCGACAGGAAGATTTATTAAATTTTCAGCATTTTTGTTTACTATCCATTCTTCTCCGTCTTTTAAAACACCACCCGCTTGTCTATAAAATGCCCAATCTTCCGGCCTTTCTATTTCAGCTAACTTAAAATACCAATGATCTTCATCAGGAGCGTTACTATCACCAAGTATTCCATGATGCGTTGGACGCGCTCCTTCTTTGTTCGATGGGTAACGACCATGACGTAAATCAAGCATATCTAAAACAGCCTTAGAATGCTCTTTAGTTTCGTTTAACCACACCCATGTAGTTTGTATTCCTCTAGCTTTTTTAACGTGTTCGGGTCGGTCAAAAGCAATAAAAATAACATCACATTCAACCTTAGTTCCATCTTCTAAATTAAACCTTATAAAATGTGTAGGAGGTTCTTTATTTCCTTGTTTAAAGTCACCTAATTCACCGTGTATTTCTAACCAATCTTTAATAGTTGTAGAAAATAATTCAGAATAAGTATTACGTGCGGCAATAACCCTAGATAATCTAATTCCATAGTTTTTATGTTCTGGGTCATTAACAGGCTCTTGTTCGCACATTAAATCAAATAGTTTAAGTATGCATTGAACAGTTTTGCCAGAACCTAACGGCCCCATAATAAAAGAATTTCTAGCGCGGCAATCAGAAAAATCTTGAAGAACTTGCCCTTGAGGCATTAAATTATATTCAATTTGACTCATTTAATTTATCAACTCTTTTTTTTAGCTGTTCTATTAAAATTGCTTGATGTTTTATTTCAGTTTTTTGTTTAAGCATTAATATTTTTAATCTTTCTTCATCTGAAATTTGAGGCATAGGAAAAGGCAAAATCATCTTTTACTCCAATCAATAGAATCAAAATTCAATTTAAATAATTGTCTTGAGCTAACTGTTGT